AATAAAACAAAGTAAAATGGAACACGCATTAGAAATACTAGGACACGCTGAAGTGGTCCTAATGAAAAAAATTAAATCGATGAAAGATGGTAAACCCAAGTATGTTGCAAGTGAAAAGCTGAATGAATTACGCCACGCTATGGCTGTACTCAAAGCACATGATGAATTAGATGAAATGCTCGCCGCCAATGAGGACGAGATACTCGCTGAACAATTCACCCATAACCCACCCAAAGCCAAAGCATGATGAATACATACGAAGTCGTAGTTAAGCAGACGTTGGTCCAATACAAGGTGCTTGAAGTGGAAGCAATGAATGAAGATGAAGCAAGTGATATAGGAGAACGAGATGCCACATCCCTATCCTTCTGGTCGTGGACAGAAGTAGAATCAAATGATATTGAAGTGATATCGGTAGAACCTGCCGGACAACACAAGTAAAATAAAATCAGCAAAATGGACAACATATCAATAGACAGATTATTAGAGATAGATAGAGAAAGAGAAATCACAATGGCAGATAAACAATTCCAATCATGGTGTAAGGATATGAAGATAGGAGTAATGTATACGGATAGAGAAGGAATACAAAGAGCCAATGATATGATGAGTGGATGGAGTGAACCAACACAAGAGATAGAATGGATGCCGGAATTTATCCGGAGAATGTATTAACTATGGATTGCTACATGAGTTAATACCTAACCCACAAAACTATATAGTATGAAGCCGTACTAACAAATGAACCCGAACGCATTGCATGCCATGTGAGTAGCCCCAACTAATGGGTGAACCCGTTGCCGCTGAGAAGTGAGCAACGGGATTCTTGTGCTCTCCCGTTAACGAATAGCATACACTACTGCGCACTGAATTACGTGTAACTGAAGAAAGTGCGTTGCGCCATATAGCGGTCGGACACGTGCGAATACCGGGGCCAAGTTTTTTCCTATATAGCGCAATTTTGATATATGAGTTGACACTCACATTTCGGAATTAACTGAATATAAATCTCCTAAACAGATATTTATAACTATGATATCATTAATTAAACTATTAGAACGTTTACCCGATAGTGGAACGGTATTTAACGCAGGTGAAACCCCACCAATGATTAAATTGGTTTTTTGGGATGGAACGAATGGATTAAAAGACCAAAAGAAAGTAAAAGAAATATTAAGAGTATTGGAGAGAAACTTAAAGATTGTTAGACCTACATATAAAATATCACCGAAAGAAGTAATGGATACATTTCAATACTATTCTACAACTGATAAATTAATTGGTAATTATCCCAAATACCTATTCTTTGATTCAGATAAAAAGTATGGGACATATTCAGTAAATATGAAAAATTGTAGGTTCAAAAGTGAGTTACTTAAAGTAAGCAAAACATTGGAAGTGAAACAAAAGACAGTATAATGATAAAGTTAAAACATCTATTAGAACAGGAAGTAACAGAAGTACCAAAAGAAAATAGAAAGGAGTTTCTTGATTTCGCTAAAAAGAGATTAGAAGGAGCAACGAAGATATCAAACAACGCAAAAGAGAAAGGTGGAGTAGCAATGTTAACCCATTACCACTTTGTAGTTAAACTACGTTACTATGATGACGCATCAAAGGGAATGTTTGATCCTATAATGGCACAAACCGAATTAAGAAACTATACACACACTTTTTGTAATTTAGATGAGAAGGTTGAAATTGACCAAATAGAATTTCAGAAGTTAGTTGGATTGATAGAAGTATTAGGGGAATTAATAATTAAACATAGAGAAATAAAATGAAAAAGAAACTAATTCAGATAATAGTACCAATACTATTCTTTGGAACAATAATCGTATTCAACCTATATATGTGGGGTAAACTTAACTAAAACAATTAACAATGGCAAACGCAGCACCAAAGAAGAAACCAATGAGAAGTAGAAAATCTGGAGTGAAAACTATGAAGAGAATTCAGAAGAATAACGAAATTCTTAAAAAGTATCAATAAAATGTTGGTAGTAGTAATTGTAACAGGTATTTTATTTGGATGGATAGTTGGAAACCTTATATTAGATAAATGGGTTAATGACAATAGTGATGATTTAAATAATGTAAAAACCAATGATTAAACTAATACCTTTGTTAGAAAAGATAGAAGCAAAGTGGGTGGAGCACGCATTTGAATTAGCGTGGATGAGAGGATTGTTTCCATTGACACCGGAAATAGGAAAGATTTTGAATAAAGGAAGGCGTGTACATACCTTTCACATGACATCTATAAAATCTTTAGATAAATTAAAATCAGTAGTAGGTAGTAAAAAAAGTATAAGTACAACAACAAAAGTACCAAACCTACGGGGTGTATGGGAAGGTGGTGTATTATTTTATTTAGAAGGAACTCTGTTAGTGAAAGGATTAGATGATATAATGTCCAGACCAGATAACGAAGGAAGAAGATGGATTGGTTTTGATTATGGTGACGCTGAGGAATTGTGGTTGATTGAACTTGAAAACAATAAATTACACGGAAGAGGAAGGAAAATCGCACAGATGGAAACAGGTAGTAAAGAACAAAACCAAGAAATTCGTAAATACTTAAAGGATTATGTTGATATCGCTACGAAATTCGCTAAACAATATAGACACGAACTATTACAATACTTTATAGATAAGGATAACACATACGCAAGTTGGAACGAATTGGTGGTGAACCAAATTAAATTAATGGATGTTATATGGGATACATCGTATGTACCTGATTACGCACCGACAGCAAATACAACAAAAGAATTGGAGATTAAAAAAATAGAATCAAAATTGAAGAGTATGGTTTCTGGAGGAGTAATAACCACAAACCAATGGCAAAAAGATTATCATGATACAGTACAATCATTCACGAAAAAGAAAACCGATTAAGAATTAGAATGTTAAAACAGGAAACATATGAATCTTATTCCGATTTCTTTGGTTGTTCCATAGGAGTAGCAACGGTTATGAAGTACAACGAAACATCAGGGATAAACCCTATAGCATATAAAAGGTTATCAGCGAATATCCAAACCAATCGTACCATATGTAAGGCGATTGATACTGGGTTATACCAAAAGTTACAAAGAGAGATATTTAAATTAGGTGGAAGGGATAAGAGGTTAAAGGAAAATGGAATTGTTAAACGAGCATGGGATAATATAAATGGCAAAAAAAGAATTAATACAAAATCCGCAGAGGTACTCTAAAACCCCAGATAACTGGGTAATATCGGCTTCTCCATCTGTGCAACCCCTTCTCTTACCTATTGGTGTAGAGATAGGGAATCTTAAACCCCTTTTGGTAGCAGATGGTATAATAGTAAGAGTTAAAACCGTTGATCCCGTTTCGGATGTGTACCTAATCTCTCCCCAAACCCTTCAGGATATAAAGGATTCGAATCATCCCCATTACACATCAGCAGATAATGGTAAGGTACTGGGTGCTCAAATGGGAAAAACTATTCCTATTGTATCGATTGATGTTACAAGATTGGCTGATATAGCAGGAGCACAGGATGAGGGAAATCGTAAAGCAGGTGTAAAGGAAGCCGAATACATATTTGAAGGAGATACCGTTGATGGATTGCCTGTAGGATTAGTAAAACAAATTAACTGGACCCTATTCAACGGGTTCCCTAAACCATCTGATACGTTTCAAGTATGGGATTTGGACCTCAAAGCGGATTACTCCATTGAGGCCCTGGTTATCGAAACTTCTCAATTGGGTGGTAAGATAGATACGGAGAAACTACAAAAACTTATAGAGGGCGTTAATGAGAGATTGAGAGGTCTCCGTTCCGATTTCAATATGATTGTTGATGTATATGAAAACGGAAAGCAACCTGCCGCTACGGGATACTCCGAAATAACAAAGGTAGCACTCCCTCCTACGGAAACGGGTACTACCGAAGATGACGTTAAGACACAAGTTGTTATTAAATACTCCGAATTAGGAGAGATTCTTCCAACACCACTCACTACGGGTGGATAAATACTATTATATGCGTCTTATACATTGGATATATAACTTTTTTGTATCTCTACTAATCGTTCCAATTCTTGCACTGGTCTCTATTTGTGTCGGTTTGGGATTGGGTGTAGGGTTTTTCATATGGTGGGTGAAAAGATACGGAATACGCAATCGGTGTTGCTGTGGTAGCAAATAAGAGGATACTATCAAATCCTAATCCAAAAAATTTCTCTAAAAAACGACCGGTCCCCCAACCCCCGCCCTTTTGGTATTTTTTAATATTTATATCCGTACTCCTTACCCTATCTAAATTGGTTACGTTTTAATTAATCAAACAACCAATACAGATGAAAAACGTAATCTTATTAAGTTTAGGAGTCCTAACACTATTCATTGCTACTTGCAGAAAAGAATCATATCCAATCAAAACAAACAGGGTAGAAGTTTGTGATTTTGGTGAATTAAATAAAAACCCATTTCTTAATCGTGAAGAATTTGAAATGGCTAGAGTTGGTGGTGGAACCCGACCAAAAGATTCAGATAGGGATGGTATTTCAGATACTCAAGATAATTGTCCAAAAGTAAAAAATCCGGATCAAAAAGATTCCGATGGTGATGGGATAGGTGATGTTTGTGACCCGTATCCATATGGAAATGAACCAACTACATCTTCCGTATTATTATTAGATTTTGATGGATATTATTTAAATAGTCCAATGTGGAATTATGGAACACCGTATCAGTGTCAACCGGCCGGATTATACCCTTCCGATATTCAAACGATGTTAGATAGTGTTTCTAAAGATTTCAGAAGATTCAATATTATAGTTACTACTGATACAACCGTTTATTTAAGAGCAAGCTCTGCAAAAAGAATGAGAATGGTGGTTACTACATCATCGGAAATATATCCAGGGGTTGCTGGAGTTGCATATGTAGGTTCTATGTTTTGGGGTGATGATACTCCTGCATTTGTATTTTCAAATTTACTTTACTATAACCTTTTAAGAATTAGAGTGGCAATATCACATGAAGCAGGTCATACGATTGGATTGTACCATCAATCACAATACGATCCAAATTGTAATCTCCTATATACTTACAAACCATGTGATTATAGTACAAATAGTGGACCTATAATGGGTTCGGTTGGTGGAAACTGCCTTCCTCTTTGGTGGGTAGGACCGACACCAAATGGATGTACATTTATTCAAAACGATTCATCAATATTGAAAACGAATTTAGGCATTAAATAATTTTCTTAAGAGGGAATACTTATTAAAGTAAAACGTACTTAATGAAAAAAGTTTATTTAATTTTGTTATGCATTGCATTAACAAGTCTCAATTCGTTCTCACAAGAAAAGTGGAGAGCATTAACATTTTCCTCCGTAAGCGGAACCGATTTTAAAGGAAACAAATTTAATCAAATTACTTCCGGTCTACATTATGATTTAAAGAATCGAATGTATGTATCGAATTGGAATGGAATTCAGTTTAACTATGGAAAGCAAAAGACCAGTTGGTTTAGTTCACAAACAACAATAAATAGTTATGTTGGTAAGTGGACATTTGGTGTAGGACTTCAATATGGAATGATATCCGTACCTAATTTTACACCATATTTTTCAAATAATACCACATGGTTTATTTCAACTGCATCCTATAGATTTAAATTGAAATAATATGGGAGAGTTGATGCAAAACATAGCATACCTTGCAACGGGTATGTATATATTTTATTCCCTTATTATATTGGGAGTATATCTCATTACATCTATTAAATTATGGTTTAGATACAAAGAACCCGAAGTGGTTAATGGTGAATCCTATAAACCAATGGTATCTATAATAGTACCGGCATATAATGAAGAAGTTTCCATTGTAGAATCGATTCGTTCTATATCAATGCAGGATTATCCAAACAGAGAGATAATAATTGTAAACGATGGTTCAACCGATAATACCCTACAAAAAATAATTGATACCTTTAATTTAAGATATGTAGATGGTGTGTGGAGAGGATGGGATATAAAAGTAGTAACAACAGAAAATAGGGGCAAGTGGTCGGCATTAAATACAGGCTTACATCTTTCTAAAGGTGAGTGGGTACTAAATGTTGATGCTGATACTATACTCATTAAAAATGCTATTACTAGAACTGTCCAATTGTTAAGAGAAGATACCGATGCCGTATCATGTTTCATTGGTGTTGCAAATCAAAATAAAATCGTAGATGGAAAAATACAAACAAATTCTATTCCAAAAAATTGGTTAGCAAGAATACAATGGTTAGAATACATACGATGTTTCCTATTATGGAGAACAGCAAATGATAAACACAATGCAACATTAGTTTTACCCGGTGCATACTCCTTTATGAAACGAAGTTTTGTTTTAGAATTGGGTGGTTATAAAGAGGGATTTTTAAGTGAGGATATGGAGTTAACAATGAATATAATTAAGAACGGAGGAAAGATACAATTTATATCCGAATTTTTAGCATGGACGGAAGTACCTGAAAATTTAAGGGACCTTACGAAGCAGAGATTAAGGTGGTACAGAGGTGGATTACAGAATCTAATAAAGTATTGGAGAATGTTGTTCAGTAGGAAACGTAGTAAGTTTGTTGGGTTTTATATGTTACCATTTCTTTGGTTTGCTGATGTGTTTGGTATATGGGTTGAATTGTTTGGTTTAATACAATTATTTATTTATTATTATATGGGTATTCCGATTGAGTGGAATCTTGTTTGGTTATCTATTACCATTATTGTATCAATGTATTACATATCAATGTTATCTTTGGTTTGGTTTGCAAAACGTAAAATATTCAAAGGAAAGAGTATAGGATTGGGCAGGGTTTTACCTGTAATCCTATTAGAACCGATATCATATCATTTTATAAATCTATATTGGATGTTGAAATCTCATACAAATCAATATCTACACATACGTGGTAAATGGAATAAATTTAAACGAAAAGGATTTGCAAATTCAAAATAATTTTGTATATTTGTAATTATGAATATCAAAGTACTTGATAAGATAGAGAGTGGTTATGTTAAATTGGATTGGAAAGAACATATACACAAAGTCCCTGTTCGGGATTTAGAAAAGATAGTAGATATAATAGATAATTTTAAAGGAAACAAATCTACAAAGGAAATAATCCTATTTAAATTCAAAAAAATCAAAGCATACGTTACTATAAAAAGAGATGAATATAAACCTCTAATGGATTATATTTATAGTAAGTTTATCCAATTGGAGATGTATGAAAATTGTAAAAAAACACTACTTATAATAAACAAATTAAAATAAATGAGAGCAGTAATAATCGGAACAGATTTTGTAAGAGATACCGATGGTTCCTTTAAAGCAATAGAAACCAACACAAATATACATCCGGGTGTTAGTTTAAAGTATTATTTTGATGTAAATATATTGGATCAAATAGTATCAGGAAGTACAATTAATGAAATACATTTCATTAATAAAAAAGTTTTAGCAGCTGGTTATCAACCGGAAATAGATTTAACTCCTGATTCCGCAGAATCTATTGCAAATTCGGCCGGCTTACCAAATCCTAATTTAAGACAATTATTAGAACATTACTGCCAAAATCGTGGAATTACTTTTAATAACATTGTATTGGATAATAATTCGGTTACAGTTCCATATATAGAAGATACACCAAATAAACTAATTATTAGGATATCATACGATGTAACTGCATTAATAGATGATACATATGCAAGGGATAATTGGGAATTTCTTAAATTAATGTACGATTCAAATCCAACATCCATACCTAAAACATATATAAATGATGCAGAATTGGGGTTTGATTCATTGGGAGATACTGTTAGAGATAATGGTAATCATCCAAATTATGTAGTTAAAAAAAGAATAACACCAACGGATAATCACATTTACCCAAAATTATATAAAATAAATTCTATACAAGAATTAAATCAATTAAAAACTGATATATCATACGATGAATATATACAAGAATATGTTTTAAACGATTCGGATTTATTGGATGGTAGATTGACACATTATAGAAGTGTCGATTTAATCTATGGTTCAGAGTTGGATACATTAAACCTTTGGAATGTTCAATTTTCAAATGCATTCGAATTGGATATGGTATGTGATTACGATGATACAAATCAACTTCCATTTTGGGAAAGACCTAAATATATTTACAAATACAATAATAATGAAAAAGAACCAAAATTATCGGCCGATTCAACAACAAAAGTATTTTTACCTGATACTGGATTGACCTTATTATCATCTTTAACATTAAACGATAGAGTAAAATCAATTACGATACCGGATTTGCCAATGGATGAACAAACTTATAGTGTAATTGAATGGTCGGGCTCATATACGAATTTAATGGCCAATTTTGAGGTAAGTTCCTCCGCATTAACCGATATGGTTACTACTACGGATTGGACCGGATTTTTAATTAATATAGAATGTTCTGGTGGAATAAAGTTTAGTGATGTATCGCATGCCGTAATTCTAAAAAAAGAATTAGAAGATGCAAATCAAATTAACTATGTTGTTAAATTTGCACAATACGATTCATTGCAACCAAATGATACATTAATATTATTTGATTCTGAAACAAATTCACTAATAGAAAGGCAGATAGAAAATATAACATACACATACGATAAAGTTGAAGTATATACTGTAAATTTTGAACAATTGGATTTATTTCTAACTGCAGAAGAAGTGGGTAATCGATATGGATTACTTACGCACAATTATACTTTCAATTGTAAAGAAGTTACCGCACCATGCATATATTGTAGTGAGTGTGGTGGAGGGGCCTATTTCTATGATACAAATCTTCGATGTTGTAGATGTGGTGGTGTATATCCATCTTGTTCAGCCGCAGCATTCAATTTCGTCAACGCGTGTTCCTCTGGGTTCGGAAGTTGTAGTCCAGGACCACCAACGCAGGGACCTCTTTCCGGAGTCGCTACGTGCTTAACTGGGGGGTTTTGTAACGTCAACAAATCCGATATAGCTTATAAAGAAAATATAAAATTAGTTGGGGTATCTAATATGGGAATCAACATATATCAATTCAATTATAAAGATGAAGATGGGGTATATGAAGGTGTAATTGGTAATGAACTAATTGGGACTAAATTTGAAAACGCACTATCCCATGATGATAATGGATTGTTAGTTGTTGATTATTACAAAATAGATGTAGAATTTAAAAAAATAAATTAATCATATGGGAACTGAAATAAATAAAAACAAAATTTGGACATCTTCTGATCAAACCAAAAGAAGAAGAAAAAAAGTAGAAGAACCAATAAAAAAAAGTGCAATGAATACTATAGTTAATCAATTTATAGTAGCATTGAAAACTAAACATATGTAACTAAATACTAAATAATATGTTATGAATTTGGGTATAAAAAAAATTATCAGCTCGATAGTCAAAGATCCAGCAAAAATAATTACAATAACTGATGCGTGGATTACTGCAGCAAGTCCGACCAGTGAGCAAAAAGATTTGGCCGAAGCTCGGTGGAACGTATGCATACAATGTCCGGAGTTTAGAGAAAAGCGAGATATAACAGGTGAACCATTTTGTAATGCATGCGGTTGTCCTTTAAAAAAGAAAATATTCACAAGAGAGCATAATGAATGTCCTTTAAAAAAATGGAAAGAAGTTGATGATGCATTATTTAATGCAACACTCAAAAGCAAAAAAACTTTTTTGTAAAATCATTTATTTTTTGTACATTTAGTTATGATATTAATTGAAAATGAAATTGTATTTGTTTCAACTCCAAAATGTGCAAGTATATCAATACATAGTGCTTTAGAAAAAACAAATCTAAAAATAGAACCTACATTCATTGTTCCAACAAATAATGAAATTATAGGTGGGCTAAAGTTTCCTGATTTCATAAATAATAACGATTATTTTTCAAAAATAAAAATACATGGGCACATATCAATATCTGAAATATATACCTTTTTAAATCAAAAAGTAAATACAATCGTAATAAAAAGAGATTTCTTTAAACGATTTATAAGTTGTTTTCATTATTTGTTCGGGTGGTGGATTCCGACGGCTTATGGTATATATTACACACCCAATGTAATAACGAATGAATTTATATATAAACATTTTACAGATGAAGTCATTGATATAATACTACAATTACCATATTCTAAACATAGGATAGTCGAATTTCATAAAAAATTAAAAAATTTATTAATAAAACCATTAATAGAAAATTATTCCAGTAATTATAACAAATCTATATTACTAAATAATTTAGTAACAGATGATATGTACACAAATTTTACAGTAATTCTATCGCAAGAACATTGGAAGAGTGGATACAAACCAACATACGAATTTGATATAAATGAATTATATAAATTAGAAAATTTTATTTCAGAAAAATATAATGAACCCATTAGAATTGAAAAAGAAAATCAAACAAATTACAAAAAAATAGGAATCAATATAATTGAAGATCAAAAATTAAAAGATTGGGTTTGGAATAAGTTTGAAAAGCAATATCATATAAAAAAAATATTTTAATGATAAAATTTTATATACACCATTTATATTCAAGGTCATTATTTTTAAAATTATTTGCAAATACAAAAAATGTAAAATTAAATATTTCTAATAATATTGGAATAGTTCAATGTACATACAACGAAAAAAATATTGAATTAGTTTTTAATCCTGAATTAAATGATGCAACCGATGGATATCACATAATTGATTTTTTATCAATAAACTATCAGATGTTCCAATGTAGTGAATACTACAAAATAGATTGTATTAATAAACAACATGGTGAAACTGCACACAGGGGTGGCGGCCCGTTTGGCGTCAACGATATTCCTATAATGAAATGGATTGCAGATAATTTGGAAAATAGAAGTGGATGGTTAGTTATATTAATGAGAACAGAAAAAAGTTTCATTGATTCCGAATTTATACGATTTGATCCTGTCAAAGATATGGAGTATCAAATAAGAAGATTAAAAAATCATTATATTTTTAGTGATAATTTTTTTCTTAATAAAATTGTAGAATCGGTCCAATACCCAAATCATAATTTTATTTTTACAAATACCATATTTCAATGGAACGAACTACTATCAATTCGGTGGTATTATGAATTTGGTAATATTTTTGATAAAATCAATCCACCATACAAATTATGTTTCTCAATGAGAAATCATAAACTTAATCGTGTGATACTGATGGAAGAATTAGATTCATTAAATGATTCAAGAATATTCTTAAGTAGAACCGATAATTGTATAAATGCGGATTATAAAGTAAATAAAGCCAGATTATTCAATGTAAATAATGTACATTTAAATAAATGGGGAACCGATAATTGGGATGATATTTCATATATACAAAATGTAGAACATTATTTAGAATATATGATGAGAATACTACCAATGGCAAAAATGCATATTTTATCTGAATCATGGGATTATTTATCAAACGATTATGTGTCAAATTATTTGTCCGAAAAAACATATGGATTTATTCTTGCAAAAATACCATTCATATCAACGCATACCTATCCATATGATATTTTAAGAGAAATAACCGGAATTGAAAATCATCCATTCTATAGTGAAGCGGTTATTTATAAAGGAAATCAAAATAAGTTTAAAGAATTTGTTAAAGAATTTATGGAAAATTATGAAACAAATTACAAACTATGTAAAGATTGGGTATATAAAGTTAATGAAAAATTTATGGAAAAAATCTATAATGAAAATTCACTATTAGATATGGTAATCACTGGATTGGATTCTACTAAAAATAAAAAAAATAGAAACATATTATAAGATGTTAAAATTTGAAATAAATAAAAATAACAAATTAATTCATTCTCAATTTAATATAAAAGAAATAAGTAATTATTCTGAATTTAGTAATATTATAAAGGAGGATATGGATACTTTAATTACCCATTTCAATAAAGAATATAGTTGGGATGAAATGTTTAATATTGTCGATGTCGCGAATAGAATTTTAAATGGTGAAAAGTTATTTATTTTATACTTTAAAAGTAACCCAATTGGATATGTCTTTTTCAAACAAACCGATGATGATACATACTTTGGTTATAATCTATTTGTAACAAAAAAAGAAAAAAGACCTGGCTATGCTGCGTATTGGTTTTACAAAAAAGTTACAGAACACATACTAACCCGTTGTAACAAAATTAAAGTAGAAGTTGAGGATTGGAATTTTACAATTATTGATATAATAAAAAATATAGGATATTATAATATAAATTAAATAATAAGTTATGGTAGAAAATTTTACAATAAAAAATCTCCTTACCGAATCCGAATGTGATGAGATAATTGGGTATTCAACAAAAAATTTAAATTTAACTAAAGCGTTGGTTGGTACAGAGGCAATATATAATGAAAAAATGAGAAAGTCATCGGTATCTATAACAAATTATGATTCCGTATTCCCATTTATAAAACAGAGGTTATTGAAACAATTGCCCGGCTATATGAATGTTAAAGGACATGAAATTAATTTTGATAATCAACCATATCAATTTACAAAATACGAAAAAGGTGAATATTATAACTGGCATGTTGACTCAATCGATGATGGGTATATGGCCAAAAGATATTGCTCAATAGTAATTCAATTAAATAATTCGTATACGGGAGGTGAATTACAAATGCAAAAAAATGAGGATGATGATATTATAACATTTGAATGTGGAAAAGGAAATTTATTTGTATTTTTATCAAATATACGGCATAGAGTTAATACAGTTACCGGTGGAACACGGTACTCATTGGTAAGTTGGTTTACATTAAAGCCTATTGAAAATTTTAAAAAAACACTTATTTAGTTATGATTATAGTACCCGAGACGCAAATAACAGAGGCTAGTTTTGAAAAGTGGAAGTGTCATAGAATAGAAGTAACCGATGAAGAAGATAATTACTTTTACTATATCATTCCTTTAATAGATGTTGGTGAAGAAGAACTTATGGATATAGAATCCGTACCGGCATTATTTAGTTCGGAATCCGATGAGTTTGAAGATGAAAAAGGTAATCGAATATTTACAATGAGATTATTTGATGATGATTTGCCTGAATTAATGTCCGAAGAAGAAGTTGAAATCCTATATAATATCTTAACTAAAAAAAATTTAGTAGTTCAAAACTAATAAATTAAATGAGAATATTAATAATAGCACAACCTAGAACAGGTAGTACGGTTTTTTCTAGATGGTTAAGTAGTGAACTCAATTTCAAATGGATAAATGAACCATTTAATATCACAAATCATAATATAAATGATATTTTTGATGCGGATAATATAGTAGTTAAATTGATATTTGAAAACAATACAGGAGAATGGTTTTGGGATGGCAGAATAAAAAGTATTAATCATTTAATATCCCTTAATTGGGATATTATTTTTGTATTAACAAGAGATAATACATTGAACCAAGCCATCAGTAAAGCGTGGGCAGATGAAAATGAAATGTGGGGTGAAACCAAATATAGAATAACGGATGGTTGGTTAGAAAAAAGAAATAAAGGAATTCAAAAACGTATTGTAAATATTGAAAAAGATAAAGAATTTCTAAAATTATTAAATGTAAATCAAATAACATACGAAGGAATATATGAAACCAAATGTGTTATTAATGAGTTAAAGGAACTTTTAAAAGTTAATGATTTCAAATATACCGATGTATTATCAAACAAAAACAGATACAGAAAAACTGCCGAATATAATGAAGATGATTTATTTGATAAATTCAAAAAAAAATCGTATATTAGAGTAATATAAACTTTAAAATATGAAACAAAAAACAGAAGCCGAATTACAGGCAAATTACGAAAAATTTATTGCTATCCTTAAAAAGTATTTCAAAGGTGAAAGACTTGATAAGTTATTGTATATGTATTCCGAAAAAGAATTAGGAATAAGTTTAACCCTATCACCGGCATCCGGCGCAGTTCAATATCACAATGCATATATTGGTGGTTATATAGACCACATCTTTAATGTTACAAAGAATGCATTAAGAATGAAAGAAATGTTTATTAATGCAGGAGGTGAAATTGATTTTACAGATGAAGAATTGGTATTTGCCTGTTTACATCATGATTTGGGTAAATTGGGTATTGCAGGTGAAATGCATTATTTACCAAATGATTCCGATTGGGAAATTAAAAGAGGACATGTGTTTAAAAGAAATGATAAAATTTCTTATATGACTCTAACCGATAGAACATTCTTCACACTCAATGAGTATGGTGTTACCTATAATGAGAAGGAGTATTTTGCTATTAAACTGACCGATGGTATGTATGATGAGGATAATCAGAAATACCTAAAAGGACATGATATCAAAAAGCAATTGAGATACAAACTTCAGTTCATAATGCATTGGGCAGACCACATGTCTACTATAATTGAAAGACAAGATGTCAAAATGTAATGACATTATTACATAAAATTTGGATTGGTATGATAGTTGAATATTATGTGTATATTGTTTAACTAAAAAATTAAAAACTATGTATTACACAAACTTTGACAAACTAGTAGATTCTCTTTTTGATGACAGAATTACTTGGAAAAATCATTCAACAACCTATGTACCATCTAAATTCGCAGTAGATATTGTAGATGATAAAGCCCACATTGCCTTATCGGTATTGGGGCATGACCCAAATAACATTGAAATATCTTGCTATGAAGATAAGATTGAAGTTAAAGCAAAAAAAGGTGAAGAAAAAGTACCGTTTAATCAACTTATTGCAAATATAGATGAGAGAATTACTTTAGGTAAAGATTTGGATGGTAGAAATGCAAAAGCAGAAGTCAAAAATGGTATTTTGACAATCGTTGTAGAAAGAAAAGAAGAATCTAAACCTAAAAAATTAAATTTAAAGGTATCTTAATTCTTTCGGTATTTAAGTATTATTCTTAAAATTGTTATAAAAAGAACAATACCAACTGCAATTTTAGCAATAGGATCTTGAGATATGATATGTAATAGATTTATTAACTTTTGTATGGCTTCTATATAATAATCTATATCTAAAAGTTCATCTGTGTTAATGGACTGTAGTAGGGTTTTCATAAGTATAAATATCTAAATGCGCGTTCAAAAATTTGGAAAAATCGGTTATTTATTGTATATTTAATAAAGGTAAGATTTACTCTTACCTTTTTTTATTAAAATAAAATATTTATGTCTATGATATACGATGAAAAAATACAAACATTATTGGTTGCACTTGATGGCAAATTGAAAATAATTCAAAATGTAGCAATGGGTGCACAGCAATTGACTCCATCGGAGGTTTCAACTACTATTGAAGATGCAAGAAAAATAGTAGAGAGAGTATCGGAGTTAGTTTCAATTAATAGATAAAATTATATTATGAATTGGCTTAAATTTTTAGTGGGAATTTCCGCACTAATTATAGCAGGTTGTGCGGCATACTTCTCCGTAACAGGACTTGGGGTGTTATTTGCCGGTGCATCACTTTCGGTGATGATAATGGCATCCGCATTAGAACTTGCAAAATTAGTTGCAGCAACTTATCTTAAACAAAAATGGAATGATATTGGTGGATTCAATAAGTGGTATCTAACAATTTCCGTTGCAGTATTGATGTTAATTACATCTGCCGGTATTTTTGGATATCTATCAAATGCTTTCCAGGCCCAATCCCTAAAATTACAAGTAGTAGATAGGGAAATTGCGGTATACCAAACACGAATTACCACAAATGAGCAACAAATTATACAATTTACCGAACAAATATCTGTTTTACAGCAGAATTCGGGTAAATTAATTGATGGTGGTAAGGTAAACTCCCGTCTCATTCGTTCAATTGATAACAGAGATAAAGAAATTGATAAAATCAATGATAAAGTATCGAAATTACAAGATGAAAACGCTAAAAATACTGAAAAAATAAATGATATCAAACTACAAAATTTGGATTTAGAGAAAGAGGTAGGTGGATTTCGTTTCGTTGCTGAAGCATTTGGTGTAGAATTAAAAAATGTTGTAAAATTTTTCATATTTTTGATTGTAATAGTGTTTGATCCATTAGCAGTAGCACTTATTATTGCTTTCAACGGATTGGTTATAAAACGTAAACAAGAAGATGGTATTGATGTTATCATTGATGACGGTGGAATATCCGATACAATTGCAAAGTACAAAGATTACGAACTATATGGTGATAAAAAAGAGGATATAGTGGAAAATATTTTCGAAAATGAAGAAGATAGTGGAAAAAATTTACCAAAAGAGGAAGAAAACTCCGTTATAGTGGAAAATATTCCAACACCCGAAGAACCTGCTCTTAATTTAAAATGGGAAGAGTTTATGCACCCGGATTTCCCATGGAATAATACAAAATTGTGGATAAATAATTCAAAAGCAGTTCAATACTGGATGTCAAATAAGAATGGCACAGTTAGAGAACTAAATAGAATAAAATCGCAAGATGATAATATCAAAATTTATTAAAATTTGGTAGTTTAGATTATTTTTTGTATATTGGTATCTATGAAGATAGGATATGCATGTATTAATATGACAATGGGTAAGCACGTTACAACAAATCGTGCTATGATTAAAAAAACTTTTAATGCGAAGGGTTTGGATTATGTTTCTGAACTTGCCCTTAAAAATTCAGCCGATATTATTAAGATTTTGGAATGGAATAGATTAAATGGTATCTATTTTTTCCGATTATCATCAGCAATCATCCCATGGGGTGACCATATTGATTTAACTCAATTAAAAGATTACAAAGAAATTAAAGCAGAACTAAAAAAAGCCGGTGATTACGCTAAATTTTGGAATATGCGTATAAATTCCCATCCAGGCCCATTTTGTGTACTTACTTCACCAAATGAAACGGTTGTTAGTAATACGATAGCAGATTTGGAACTACATGGTAAGATATTTGATATGATGGGGTTATCTAAAACACCATACAATAACATTAATATTCATTGTAATGGGGTTTACGGAGATAAACAGAGTGCAATGGATAGATTTATC